TTACTTCTTATCTCCGATAACTAATCCACGTTCTAAAGCCGTATAAATCAGTCCAACCGCTTCATTTTGTGTTAGCTCTCCCTTTAAATATCGCTCACGCCATGATAGATCAATTGCTTTATCTCCATGAACACTTTTATCGGCAAAACGCAACAACACTTTGCTGACGGACGCATGCATGCTTTCTGGTGGCAAAAACATTGCTATCTCCTCCTTTTTAGTTGTTTGTGTCGCACTTGCTGATGTGGCTGTGTTTAACTCTTTATTGATAATCGCCGAGGCAAAATCACGCGCGACCTGGTCGATGTTTCTCTTTAGATAAGCGACTTCACTTGGATTAGTTACAAAACAAACTTCCACGAGGCGATAATTCACCCCGATTCGCTTGGCTGTGTTTGCATTTAAAAGGTTGCTTCGTGGATGAAAAGCTTTATTGCCTCTCCAGCCAAAGTGTTTTTTAATGACACCGGCCAGGCGTTCATCCAAAGCATCCGCTTTTAATCCAGACCCAAAAATAATATGCCCGCCTTTAGCACTGCTGGATGCCGCATCCAAATGAAATTCAATGACATTTTTGTCTTTAAGTGAGTAAATGCCGCGCCCCCTTTTCGTTTCCTTATAGCAGTTCTTAGACATATCATAAATTTCAACCTCTGAACCGGCATACTTTTTGATTCGTGGTGCAAGTTCTTGGCGGATGAAATCCCGTTCATTAATGCCATTGGCCGCTGCGCCCGGATCTCCTGCACCATGTCCACATACAATGATGTTTTTAGCCATTATTCAAGACCGCCTTTCTTTAAATACTGAGCATTCTTGCGTGCTTTCCAAGTAATATTGTTGTTTTTCCACCATGCAATAATTGAAGTGATGGCAGTAACCAAGGTTGAAACAAACATTTCAACTTCGTGGTCCTCAAAAGGCAAAGGGCTGTATCCGAACGCCGCTAATAATTGATTAATTAACGCAACAAAAAGAACGACCGTCCGCACGATCGTTCCAGTGTCGACTTTATTCATTTATTTGTCCTCCTTAATTGGAAAAGTTAAGAATGATCGTCACAATAAGGCTCGTAATCCCGATACTCGCTGGAACTACAATTCCTACCCATTTCACAATCTTATCTGATGTCTCTTTACGGTCTGCTTTTCTCTCTTTATCTTTTTCGCGGAACTTCTCGAAAAGGCGCTCAATATCCTCTTTATTATCTTCAGCCATGTTTAGCGACTTGCTAGCCGTATCATTCGCAATCGATGCTGTTTCTGCTGCCCCTTTTGCTATAAGCTTTACATCCTCGATTTTATCATTCATGTGGTTCAGCTTTTCATCAATACCTCTCATCGTAGCAGACACTTCTTTTAAATCTCCTCGTAGGCCGCCTATCTCTTCAAACATTTTTAGCGCGAAACTTTCCGTGGTCATAAGGCCGCCCCTTTCTTCAGACACACCCAATCCCCCTTTCTCTATCTAAGAATTCAATACCGTTACGCTGTAGCTGTTTCTATACTAACCGGTGTAATCATTTTCACGATAGTTTTATTGATAACTCCATCCCCCACCGCTGCCATCAATACGGACGGTTCATTGAATTTCTGTACAATAGTTGCAGCAGAATAGTTATCATCTAATAATCGTAAAATGCTTCCATCGTGCAAGTGAACCTCGATATTAGGATTGGACGGCTCATCTGCCGGGGTGATCATTTTAATCTCATTTTTATTAATCACAATATCATCTATAGCTGTTACTAGCGCTTGACGATTATTTAGTGTTTCCGCGCACTCCTCAGCCACGAAGCCCACGCTCTCCTTTGTTATTTTCAAACCATCTCGCAGGTGGATAGTGATGTTCATTTTTCTCTCTCCTTTATTTTTAAAGTAAAAAACGAGCTTGTGCCCTTTATTCCTTCTCTTCTATTTGTTTTTCTTCATATTTAGATAATTTGGCCTCCAGCTCTTTAATACGATTGTTCGCCATCATGAGCTTTCCATAATAAACAGCTGCCTCTTCATTCGCCTTACGCACTTTTTCGGCCAAATAATCAGCAGTAAACCCTAACTCATTGCTTTGCATCCTCTTTCCTCCCTTTACGTTAATGCTACACTACCTACAATTGACCCATTTCTTCTGACAACCAATCGGTTTGTAGCGTTATCAATATATAAATCCAAATACTGACCGAAATAATCTCGGACGTAATCACCGTAGTGACTATGCCCTATTCGACTATATCGGCTATCATGGTTATGACCACTTACGCTAAAATAAGAAGCATGGTAGCCGTCTAATCTATCGGCATTACCTGCACTTGCAACATAGGAAGGAGCTGGTGGTGCATGTTTGCCCCAAATCACATCCGCAGCCGTTCCAATATTCAAAACAGCTGCTGATCCAGGAAAATATGAATCAAAGCGGAATTCATTGCATTCTGTGTGAATATTCCCACCTAGCGCCACAAGCGACATGGATCGACTGTTCCAGCTATCAATCCCAGAATCATTGGAGAAAATCAGCGATTTATCTCCCCAGGTTCCTCGGCCGCCAATGTGAAGCTGATTGGCGACTTCTGTAATGCCGGTCATTTCAATTTTTTGTGCATCCATTTTTATCGTCGTTGCTGTTTGGTTAATACGCGACATTACTTCGTTGCCATTAAAATCGGTGTAGCTGACTTTGCTCGATATTTGACTAGCCTGCTGCTTGATTTCTGATTCAGCTGAAGACACACGAAAAGCCAAGCTACTTGCCGTGCTCTCCAGATCATCGATATTTCCCTGTAGAACCACCTGATCAGTCAGATAGACGTCTTCGCTCACCTTACTGCTGATTTCATTTGAGAGTTGTATGATTGATGATTCTGCCTCAGTAATTCTTGTTACCATTGGACTTGTAATGCCGTTTGTATAGCTGTTTGCCGCATCTTCAGCAGCGTCTGCCTTCGCTTGTGCGATAACTTTTACCGCTTCCTCGAAACGTTGTTGTAACGTACCGAGAGCAGTTCGATAAAAAGCAAAAGCATTATCGACTGCCATCTTTTCTTCAGTGGTAACGGTATTGTCTACAATCGCGGTATTAATTGCATCAATTAAGCTAGCATGCGAGGTATCATAGGCCGTTTTTGCTGAAGCAAGGCTCGTCTTTTCTGTTCCTGTCAGCTGTGTATCTGAATAAATCGCTGTGTATTGACTATCCAGGCCGGCCTTTTCGTTATTCAATTGCTGAATATGAGAAGATAATGCTTCTCTTTCGGCAGTACTGATTACGCCGTCTTTAAAACTGCCATCAATATATTCATTTAAGCTCGTAATTCGTCCGCTCACATCGCTAATCTCTCCGTTGACGATGGTCATCTGGCTGTCAGTGTATTGATTTGCGTCAAATTCTGCAGCATCAGCCTTGACCTGAGCAATGGCATCAATAGCTTCATCAAGTCGTTGGGCCAAAATAGAGATTGCTGTTTGATATGATTTAAACTTTGCATCAACATCTGCTTTTTCGGTGCTGTTTGTCTTTCCATCTGCGATAGCTATATTAATAGAGTTGATCAAAGTGGTATAAGCCGAATCATAGGAAGCTTTCGCGGTGGCGAGATCCGTCTTTGAGGCACCGGTCAATTCGATGTTGCTATAGATCGTGTTGTACCGGCCATCCAGATCAGCTTTTTCAGCGGCCAGCGAGTTGATATATTTTTCAATGGCTCGTGCTTCAGACTCCTGAATCACACCATCTTTAAAACTGCTATTAATTGTGCCTTCCAGGTCTGTGATGCTCTGTTTGACATTATTAATATCAGAATTAATAGATGCCTTCAGACCATCAGCATAATCCTGAGCCGCGTCCCTAGCATTATTCGCCTGAGTCTCTGCATAAGCTTTCGCGTTTTTCTCAGCCTCAGCTGCTTCTAGCTCTGCATAGGTCTGAGCATTTAGAATGCCATTTTCATAGACCGTTTGATCCACCTTTAAGGTAATACTGTTTGCGAGTTGTGTGATCGATGATTCTGCACTCGTCAGCCGCTCATCCACCATCACTAGACGCCCGTCAGTATACTCATTAGCAGCTGCCTCTCGCTGGTCCGCATAGGTATTGGCATCATTCAAATTTTTCTGTAGCCCTTGCTCGAAAGCGGTCATTGTGACTCTAGATGTAATTTCATTTGCCAGCTGTGTAATGCTAGATGTATTATCCGAGATGCCATTCTCAAGTTGTTTGTTATATTCAACGACTTCGCTCCGAATCTGCTCAGCTGTCAGCTCGATCAGACTGTAAGCCTCGATGAATTCCCCGTCTAAACGTTGCACTTCCAAGGTGATACGCTCATTCGTCTGATCAATGCGAGAGCGATGTTGACGCATATTTTCATCGATTTCGACCCTGACTTCAGTCAAAATGTCACTCGCTTTTTTCTCGACGTTTGACAAGGTGATAACTGGTGACTTGTTCTCGAATGGGAAGCGTTTAATTTTAGCCACGCGCACATGAATGATTAGATCCTTGTCTTCATCGATCAGCCAGATCCAATCTCCTAGCTCAATAGGATTTTCATATCCAGCCTTTCGAATCTCTGCAATCGTTAGCTCGATCGTTGTTTCTGGCACATCCTGAGTCTCTTGCCGTACCTTTTCGCGTAAATGATCCGCGACTGTGAAGCGTTCATCGACAATCGGCTCACCGTACCGCTCGCCATAAATAGCAATGTTAGGAGAGCGCCACTCTACTTTTAAGCCATTTGCACCATGCCCCCTGCCTACAGTGACCAGCTTTGTGGTATCAATCGTTCTTCTTAACGTTACGATGTTATGACCGATGCGAAGCTGTCCATCCCTATCCTGACCGATTTCTTTAGCGTATCGAAGGTGACGGCCTGGGAGAATCTTTACTTCACACTCAAATGCCTCACATGCGGTCTGACTGAGGCTCAGGCGGTTATCATCACCAAAGTTAGGCACAAAAGCCGCCGGAATCCCTGACTCCACTTCCCAAGTCCAGCCAGTGCCATCCAGGATAAATGGCGCGAGTTCTTCTATGGTACGAGCGCCGCCGAAAGTTTCAGGCTGCCAGCTGTCTATCAGGCTAAAATAAACATGTTCGGCTACGATCTCTTTCCAGCCATTCTCCTCGGTCATGTGCTTAACTGTAAACTCATGGCCGTCCAGCTCAACGACTGATTCTTCTTCTAGTAATTCATAACCCGGGTTATTATCAAAAAAAGAAGCGAAGGAGAGCGTAAAGCCCCCATTCACTTCTTCTTCAATCTCCGCACCTTGTATATTCGTCAGTGGTTCTGTTATTCCGTTTAGATTCGTAACTGATAACATAAAAAATACACCTCCTATTCAGTCGGTGTCACCTCTTGTTCTTCTAATTCTCTTTTCAATACTTCTCGATAAGGCTTCGGAATAAATTCAATTGGTAAACGATTGCTTGTTACTGCAACTCGGTACATATTGAGATAAATTTCATTTAGCATTCATTTCCGCCTCCAGTTCTGTTATCCGTTTGTTCAGCACGTCTAATTCCGACATGAGAAAGGTGACAAGAACAGAAGCCATCTCTTCATTTTGTTGAAAAAATGACTTTTTCGCGGTGGTATCATATCCAAGACGTTGTAAATAGTCATCTAGCAGACTTATATCTTGCATTGTTAAGCCCCCTCCAATGCTTTAATTCTTCTTAACAGCTCAGCTGTCAGCGTATTTAACGCTGTTTGGCCCGTAGCTATGTCTGAAACCTTTACAGCTAGATCATCATAAGCAGAGCGGATATTCTTCGCGAACATGGCTTTCACATCGACAGGGTTGGTGGTGAAGCGGTGTTTCTCTTGAACAATATACGTAACATAATAATCCGCTTCTGGATCCACATTTGAAGATTGCAATCCTATGCCGCCGTAATAATTCGCATGTCTGTTGGTGATCCACGAATTATCTATTTCTCTGCCTTTGTAAACAGCAATGAATCTATCCGGTTTATTCTCCAATGTGTTTTTATATGGGATATGGTTCATATAATAAAGATTGCCGTTCACCAGTTGTGGCGTTAATTTCTCCCTTACAATCACGCCGCTCCCCACTTCCATCTGTGTCAAGCCGTCTGCGACAATATCACCTTCCACATCCACTTCTTCTGTGACAGGAAAGGAAAGAGCGTAACTCAATTTATACGGCGTATAGTTTGATGCGCGATTGGTACTGACATATTCCAGGGTTTGTGTAGGTGCATCTGTGCTATCTACCACGGAGATCCAGGCGATTGGTTTACCGGTCTCATCAGATGTTTTGACTTTCCAACCATTGAAGTAAGCTTTGATTTCATCATTCGTAGGTGCATAGGATTCGCCAAAACCTGTTAAACTGTTCGGAACCGTGATAAACGGATTAACATTTCCGCTTCCAACTTGAAAAGGCTTAGGCGTAGCATTAGAAGCATTCAAAGTTATTCCTTTATAAACATTGTACATATAATCATAAGCAATCATTTGGTCGCTCATTTGACTCATACCCGGTAATAAAATTCCAATAATAAATCTTTTAAAACTTAAGTCTGTACTAACTACGCTGCTTAACCTCCAATCTAATGAACCATCTAAAATAAATTCTTTTTCGATAGTATGTCGCACCTTCCAGCGGCCTTCTTCTTTGTAAAGTACATCTTTTCTGTTACCGACGGAAGCCAGTTTGGTTTCTGCGTATAGAAAAGATGGGTTGCTTGGCGTGAATGGCTTAACTGTGTTTCCCGGTGTCAGCATAGGGCGCGAAAAAGTATAAGGATTATCAATAGGATCCACGCTGCTTCCAGTTCTCATGTAAATAATGATTTTATCTGAAGTCGCTGTGAAAGTACGGCTGTTATTTGTTGTATAACCATACAGATATTCATTTGTAACCGCATCGCGTATAGCAAATTGAACTGTTTTATCTTTATTTAGGGAGAAAGTGTATTCCCTGCCTTTCACCACATCAATAACAGGTGACTCCATATATTTTGTATGTGTTTTTACTTCCGTTACATATTCATAGGGTGATTGACTTAACGCGGGCATGTCTGCTGTTGGTATACTCCACGTATGAAATGGCGGCATTAAATTCTCACCCTGCGCTATCACATACGGATTCTGTAAATGCTGTGCATGTTCTACATATGGATAACGACGGGCCACTTCTTCATCCGTCCATTCCAAACCGATTTTTTCATATTCCGCTCTTGTGATTTCGTATATTCTTACATTATCAAAATAAACCTTTCCTATTTTCGTCTGCCCTGCGTCTCTATCAGCACTTAGTTGGATCCATCCATCCCCACCGGTTCCAGCAATTTTGTTAACTGATACCCCTTTGAAATCTGCTGGTATTCTGGCAGTATTGCTGGTAGCTCCTAATCCACCAGATCCGTTGCTTCTTACTCCTGTCCACGCTCCTATACCGACCGTTTCAACCTCCGTCACCGCCACATAATACTTTCCCGGTTCATATAACAGGTTAAGTATTTGCACTCTACCAGAAAAGGTTGTATTTTCTCTGGATTCAATTACTTGTCTTCCGTTTTCAATAGAGAAATACGCATAAAGAGGGTTTCCAGTGCCAATGGCTGTCCAGTATTCACCGGTATCACCAGAAGTGCTTGCGGTTTCAAATCCTCCTTTTTTGCCTAGCAAGTTTATAAGCGTGCGTCCCTGAATCTCAAAATCAACCGGTGTAGCTACATTCGCATCCAGAATGTTCATGCCTGGTTCAAGGATCTGTGTGTGCCGTCCAGTTTCTGATAGTCTACCTTCAACTTCTGTCAGCCGATCATCCAGCTGAGCGGCGTCTGCATTGTTCAACTCCGCTAAGCGCTGAGCCGCTGCATCGCCCTGAGTCTTGGCATAGTCACCTTGCTCTTTCGCATAATCCCCTTGGGTGGCCGCGTGTTGTGTAGCCGCTACTGCATCACTGATGGCTTGTGCTGTATTTGTTTGCCGAGCTGACTCCTGTTCTTGTCGAGTCGTTTCAGCGGCTTCTCTCCTATTCTCTGCAGCCAAACGAGCCGCTTCCTGATCTTGTCGAGTTACTTCATTTTCTTTACGCTTTGCTTCATTCACTTGATAGATTTCATTCGTGCGATTAATATCAGCCAGCCGTGTATCGACCTCAATAAATAGCTCTTGAAGAAGTTGAAGATCTTCTGTCCCTTCGATATCCGGTTCGAAAGAAGAGTCGATAATCACTTGAATTTTCATCGTGGAAAGACGCTGATCCCCTTCATAGAATTGGATCATCAACTCGCCTTTGCCCGGATAATCGCATTCCTCTTTTCCGATCTGATAGGTGAGAACATTCCCCTCTTTGGATACTATTCTTGAAACGACTTCTTTATCTGGCCGTTTATAAGCAGCGGTAATCCAAGTGACATTGGATAAATCAGCTGGCTGCGCGTTATCAAGAACTTTAATTTCAAGGATATTTGTATCATGTTGCCGATAACGCGGGACCGGCATAGTCATGGACCGACGAAGGTCCACTGTAATGGATTGCTTATTTTGTACCTGCAAGCGGACCGCTCCTCTCTCTATATCTCTATAAGTAATAAAATCTAAAATCGAAGCTGATCACGAAGTCGCTAGCCCCGCTGATCTCAAAGTCATTCCAGCCAGAATCAAGGCGAATGAGCTTTTTGTTCGTCTGACCGAAAATACTCTGGCCATTCTTTAACGATCGAATGCCCTCCAACCGAATGACATCCCCAACCGAGCTGGAGCCATTATAGCTCCAGGCATCGCCGGTCGTTAGGTTTCGAATGGTAAGATCATTGGACTCGCCCACGAACTCGATCAAGACATCCATGTTTCTGGGATCCACCGTTATATCTGAATCATTAAAAACTGAAAAGGTATTCTCTGTGAATACATATTGAACCGGTGGATCTCCTTCATTGATTCTCCCTTCACCTATCGGATAATAAAAATCTGTGTATGGCTGTCTGAGCGTGGTCCCAGGCGATTCAGCGAAAGGAGAGGCGGACACTAACTCAACATCGACAAAGCCGAATAAGCGAGCCTGATCCGGTTCAAAGCTTCCAGTCACCTTGACCAGCCAGCGCTGCATTGGACGCCGAGATTCGGTAATATAGAAAGCTTCCTGGCTGTTTAATATCCGGAAGACTTCATCGCGCTTTTTCGCATAGAGATCCATGCTGTCTGCTACAAAGTAAAGAGACATTTTCAGCTGACGATAGCCAAGCTTCGTGCCGGTGTCCAGCATCCCCAGCATGTTTGCGACTTCCTCATAAGTTGTTACATAGTGCGGGGAACGGACAACAAAGTCACGAACACCGATGCCATGCTCTTTGAAGCTATAACGCGCGCCGTCTAATCGTTCAAGAATAATATCGATGCCCTCTTCAAAGGTTAGGTAATCATGACCACTCATCCCTTTCTCCCCTTTCTGTATTGAGCTAGTTTCAACTTCGCGCCATTTAAGCGGTCCAGATGCGGCTGCTGTACTCTAGCAAGCTCCTGGCCATCTATTTGAATCACAATGTCACGGCCTGCCCCTTCTTCAATACCGTCTTCTGCCACCCCATGCTGCTGGTGAATCCAGAGATCAACATCTAATTCCTCTTGTACTTGACGCTTTAGTTCAGCCATTTGTGTATCTACATTAAGCGGATCGCTGGCCATCCGAACATCGTTCAGCGCAAGCTGAGGTGTGAAGGCATCCATAATAGAGGATGCTAGATTCGTTGCCGATTGTGTAGCAGATCGACTCATTCGATCGATCCCCACGACAACGCCGCTGACGATGTTCTTCCCAATTTCATCTCGCATCCAACGAGAAGGTGAATGAATCCCTAGAGCACCTTTGATCCTGCTTTTGATATTGCTCGCGATACTAGAAATAGCGGAAGACACCGCGCCGGCCATTGATTTAATCCCATTTACGAGACCTTGTATGATGTTTCTTCCAATAGAAGCTAGATTAATAGATTTCAAGAAAGAAACAGCTTTATTCCAACCGCTCTTGACCGCTGAAACTACGTTATTCATAGCGCTTGTTACTGTCGATTTCAGTGAGTTGAAAGCGCTAGTCACGGTGGATTTAATGGCATTGACCGCACTAGTGACAGCGGATTTGATCGCATTCCATGCACTCTGGATGGCTGATTTAGCAGCGTTCATGACGCTCGTGATCGTCGATTTAATGGCGTTAAATATGCTTGTCACTGTCGATTTAATAGCATTCAATGCACTTGTGATCGCTGACTTAATAGCATTCCAAGCCGCCTGAATAGCTGCCTTAATCGCATTCATGACGCTAGTGATGTTAGCTTTAATGGCGTTCCACACGCTTGATACTGTGGATTTGATGCCGTTCAACACGGATGTAATCAAAGACTTGATCGCATTCCATATACTTGTCATCGTGGACTTAATCGAGTTCAGTACGTTGCTGATAAAGGACTTGATGCCGTTCCAAATGTTCTGGATAACGGACTTCACTGCATTCATAGCCTTGTCGATCGTAGATTTAATCGCGTTAAAGGCCGATGTGATAAAGCTCTTGATCGCATCCAATGTCTTGGTAAAGATATTTTTTATGCCGTTCCAGGCCGCCTGCAACAAGGACTTTGCTTGTGTGACGAATCCTTTAAGTGGTCCAAGAAATTTGCCAATAAAGTAAAGGTTGATCCAGCCCCAAATGACCTGTAGTGCACCTTGGAAAATTTGCTTAACGCCTTCCCACATGAGCTGGAAGTCAGCCGTAAACATACCAGCAAAGACTTTGATGATCCCTTGGATGACGTTAATAGCGCCATTAATGATGTTTTTAATCGCTTCCCAAGCAGATTGGATAATCATTACTATGACTTGCCATCCAACCTGTATGATAGGTCCCAATACCGCCATGGCCGTCTGAATTACCGTTGTGATCATGTTCCAAGCATTTTGTACCGCTTGAATAACCTGTGTACCGTGCTGATCCCAGAAGGTTTTCATTTGAGCTAGCTTTTGCTGGACGAATACCGATACCGCTTCGAAAGCTGGTGTAATAATTGTCACTAGTCCCTGAAAGACCTCGATCGCCTTAGCTTTTATTGTTCCCCATGCCGCAATAACCGCTGCTCTGAAACCTTCATTCGTATTCCATAAGTACACCAAGCCCGCTGTTAATCCGGCAATCGCCGCCGCTGTAACCCAGACCGTCGCACTCATGGCCGCTAAACCAGTAACGAGCGGCGCAATTAAAGGCCATACGGAAGCGAGAGCTGCCTGGAAACCAGCAAAGAGGCCGATACCTACAGCGAGCGGTGATAATAACAGTGTTAAAGCAGGGACAAGCATAATCACGCCCTGAATTAGCTTAGCAAGCGTTGGGTGTGCTTCATTAAATTTGATAATCATTTGAGCGATTGCTGTGATGAAATCATAAACTTTTGTCATTACCATGGTGAACACATCCACCATTGGCTGTAATGCCTGTCTGACGGTTGCCAGCATGGTATTAAAAGAGTCCGCATATTCCTGGTTGCCCATTGCTGCTTGATGTAAGGCGCCATAGAAGAAGTAAGACGTCACCGCTGCCCCCATAGCTACAGCTTGGAACCTCATCATCCCTTGGCTGATCATGCGTGTCATGTCGTTTAATTCCTTCATGTTCGCGGTAGGTCCCAGCTGTTTCAGAGCCAACACCGATGCATTACCGGCATTCGCCAGCTTGTTCAATCCGTCAGCCGCTTTTAGCCCTGCAGCATTCACCATCAGGAGCGGATTTTGCATTCGCGCATAATTGTCGCTAATCTTGCTCGCTTGTGTGGACATGTTCAACATGGTCCCAGCTGTTTGGATCAAGCTTATCTTCATTAACTCGTTGTTTTTGATCATGTTATCGGTGGCTTTTTTATGAGCCGCGCCCATTGCCGCCACTTGTGCCATGAATTGCTGGCTTGTACCTGTGTAATCCTTGGCGCTTTGTGCTAATTTGAAGTAGCCATATTCCGCTTTGATCAAGTCATCGCGGACTCCTCGCATAGCCTCGCGTTGCTGGGCGAACGCATTTCTAATTTCTTGAGACATGCGGCGTGCTTCTTCTGATGTACCTCGATAAAACCGCTGATACTTGGCTGTTTCTGCTTCATAGCCGAAGCTTTCATATTGGGTTTGTACTCGCACATTAACAAGCTGTCTTCTTAATGAGGCAATCTCCGCTTTCATTTGCGCCATCTTTGTATCAAAATCCGCTGTGATAGCTGATACTTGCACTTGCACCTGTTCTCGTGCTAAAGCGTTGGCTTTAGCTTGTGCTTCTGCGAGCTTTCGATGAAATTCGGCCACTTCCGCCTGCACTTCTTTTTCCACCGGCTGTTCGATCATGTCCGAGAGTGTTTCCACCTGAACCATCTTTGCAAGAAAGGAGCGGAGATCCGCATTAATGGGCTTTGTTGCTTCGGTCGCTGTATTTTTGATCTCTTGGTCCACTTGTTTCATCTTGGACATAAAATCACGGACATCAGCACCGATCTTCGCCTGGAAATTCTCTTGCATGTGCCATTAGCCTCCTTTCATGGTGTAGGCTTTCATTGCTTTCTGAGCTGCACGATAGCGATTCACATTGACTTTCAGCTCTCGGCTCTCTTTCCAGTTATCCAAGCCGTTCATGATACGTCTACGCGCCACTTGTGCATCAAACATCTTTTTCTCTTTGGCCCGCTTCGCATTTTGGGCATAGCGGTTAAACATCGCTTGCTTAGCCATTGCCTCATATTCATCGACAATTTTCAGCTGAGCTCCTTTAATAAAGTTCTTGAATTCTCTAGGCGTCCAGGAGAGAATCAAATCAACGTCGTACACCTGAAGATAATGAGCCGCATTCACAAACAATTGGTCATAATCTATGCCGTCAGCTCTTCGCGCGCTTTGAGCAGGATCTCCACTTGTTTGGCGCGTTCTGCTTTCTCTTCCTCGTTTTTGCCACTCTCTTTGAAGGCTTCGATGTTTTTCCAGTAGTTCTTGGCTTGTTTCTTGAAAAAACCCGATTCATCGATGGTTTGGAACGCCTCTTTAAACAACTGTTCCGTGTCTCCATCCTCTTCGATACGCGCTTCGATAGCTGCCTCGATCTCTTCAAGCTTTGGTTTATCTTTGGCTAAATAATCCAGCGCACAATCCCAAAACGCTAATAGATGCTTGTTGGAATACTGCAATAGGTTAGAGTACAAGCTGTGAAAACCGCCGATATCGTTACCCTCTTTGTCTTGCTCTGAGTATTTCTTGTCCGCTAATCGTTCGAACCTAAAGTTACATTTTGCCTCTAGTTCCTTGCCGTTGATTTTTAAGAATGCCATATATAAACCCTCCTTAATAAGTAGTTCAAAAAAGCAGAAATGACCCTGACCCTGCATTAAGCTCCAGCTGTTTGATCTGGAAATTCACCTGTTGATTCTCCAGGTTCTTCAAAGCCATAACGAGCGAATTCAATCATTTCAGCTGGCAGTGGTGCGATATCCCCTTCCTGTGTTTGACCGATGACTTGTACCGTTGCCGTGACTTCTTGAAAGCCATCCTGTGGATTTGACCTTTCCACACTCTCCACGATGCAATAACCAAAGACAGCCGGATGACGGCCTTGATCATTTAAATTGATATCCACTTCCCAAACTTTGATCTGTCTTTTATTTTTGATGGCATCCAGCACCGCTTTCTGCCCTGGATCCCCTGTCTCACCATATGCTGTGAATTCAAACGATTCACTGTTTTGGCCGTAGCCGACGATTCGTCCAAACTTTGTCGCCTCGTCGATCAACTCATTCTCGATCGCATAGCTGTTATCTGTTAAGTTACCGATCAGCAATCCTTCAGCGCCGAGAGTTGTATCTGTGGACTGTACCAGCAGGATTGTATCTTTTCCTTGTTGCATGCAAAATCACTCCCTATAAATTGTTAATGGTGTACCTCATGCGAAGTACACCATGTTTGATACGTGGATCTATATCGTCAAAGACTTGTTTCCCAGCTCTCTCTACTCTCAGCAGCTTAAAGCCATCGACCTCTAAGCGATAAGCTAATGCCTTCTGACAAGCTTCTAAAATGTTATATGCTTCTTTTTTTCCTGCATAGTCAGACCACACATGCAGTACCAGACTAATTTCTTCTCCAAAGGTTGACTTTGTATCGAACGGCAACTCCGATGGCTCACCAATCACGACATAAGGAAAAGGCTGATTCTCTGGTACATGATCAAAGACGCCTGTCACCATACCGGAAAGAACCGGATCGGATGATAGGCGTTGAAAAATCACTTGCTGTAATGGCCATAAGGCTGTTTCATATGTCATGCCTCATCCTCCCAGCCTCTTCATTTCGGCATGGAAATACTGACGTCCGATCTCCACTGCTGGAAACCAAAACGGCTGAGCTTCCATGCCTCGTGTGCGAACAAAGCGGCCCAGCTTATCAGAATAATACGCCCACGGCGTTTTCCTTCCATCTCCATTGACCGCATAGATTCCCGTTCCATACTCTACATAGATCGCATAATGAGCGCCCACAGTAACAATAGCGGTGAATCCACCATCTCGAATGTCTACTTCAATAGACTTTCTCAGATCCCCATCATCCACCGGCGCCATGGCCTGTGCATTCGACTGAATGAGGCGAGCAGTTTCAGCGATGACCCGCTTCACGTCGTTGATAATGCCATCACCATATTTTTTGATGGCTATAGAGAGGCGGCGGCTCCCATAACGGATATTAGCCATCTGACACCAGTTTCAGTGCGACTCTCATGATCTCATGCTGACCACCCTGATCCTCTGGCTCGCCTGCGATCTCATATACACCTTTTTCATACTCGACGCGCATATCTGCGGTGATATCGGTCCGATAAGGATAGTACAGATACCGATCGAGCGGATTGTTTAGCTGCATGGCTTCATATCGCTCGCGGCTCGATGGTGTATCCATAAAAACTTTAATCGTCAGAACAGGCCCCCAAGTTGTTGTGTGGCCACCGCCGCCATCTGAAACTCTCTGATTCTGCAAAAAAGTGATTGTATGGGGAAATTCATCGTAAAGCATGGAACTTCACCTTCTTATAAGGCCGAATATAATGATCCATGGAATTTGGAAACTCCACATCATAAGAGTAAGACACGGATCCCATCTTCCTACTTCTCAGGCCCATTTTGTTCTTGTTGAAGGCAATCACTTTGGCCATGTAGATTTTCACACCTGGAGGGATATTTGGCTGTGTGCCTTCCCTATGCCCAAAATTGTTATTGCATACCTCTTTAACATGCTCAAATAAAATGGGGAGCATTGTGAGGTAATATTTATCTTCCTCCACACTTTGCTCCCCATTGATTAATTTAATTTCTTCAATCTCATCTGGTGTAGGTCGCCACATTGTTTTCACCTACTCTCACTTTCAATTGCACCGGCTTTCTCCAATTCTTCCCGTTCTTTCTTTGTGACCGATATGGACTCACCACTTTTATAGCGCTCTTTACCGAATTTAACATTCTTTGAAAAGGTGACTTTTATTCTATTTGTTTTAGCAGATTGCTTTGCAGCAGATTCTAGTTTTCCCGTCATGGGGCATCACTCCTTAGTTCACCTGAGCAATAAAAATTTTATCGATGTTCTCAAATGAAGGTAGCACAATCTCAGATACAATAGTTTGCACGTTCACTGGGTGAACTTCTTTAACCGTTGTAACAGCTACCCCTGTATTAACAATACGCACATCTGCATCTACAGACCCCGTCATTAGATCCGACTCTTCTGGTGTTGTACCGTAATACGTATTACCAAGTGTTCCGTCTGGAATAAGGGTAACTACATCATCTGGGAAAAAGCTTTTGATTGTTCCATCTTCTGCAGTGAATTTTTTACTGTAAATAGCAAATGTCATACCGAGCTTGGTTTCAAAATATTGACGTAACATTGCATCGGTAAGAATAACGTTCTGACCTCCAATAGGGTCCATATCTAATCGAATACTCTTGTTTTTCATGAGATAACCCCATGTTTTACGACTGAGAATTGCTCTGCTTGGTCGTGTTCCTGTATCATCTTCTACTTTGTCTTGCCATGCCATAAGATCTTGAACAGGTGTAGAATTTTCCGTGTCAGTCCATTTAGCTGTACTAAGTAATTGCTCTTTGTGCTCAGAAGGCATTTTGTAGTCATACGTATAATCTTGCCGGTTCGCTGCAATGTTGATCTCTCCTGTGGATAACAGCTGCATGATCATTCGTTCCGGCTGAACAGCCGCCCCTTCTACAAGATTAGTAACATCATCATAAACGCGATTGATAATTGTTTTAGCCATGTTATCTAAGTTAGAGGCTGCTAGTTTATTTAACTCTTGGCGGTCACGCTCGCCAATCCGCATGGCTTCACGGAAGAAAGGCATTTCTGTTTGGATTTCTTTGAATCCAATACGATCACGAAGTGTTGCCTTTGTATCAAAAGCGGACGGCATCAATGCAACTGGAAGTCCTTTTGATCCTTTAATCCAACTAAGGTCAAGCCCTAACTGTTTCTTAGCCGGGAAAAGAGTAGCACCCAAGTAAGGGATTTTATTAGACGTCTTTTCTTCATAATAGGAAGCAATGTGCTTAGCATTAACAAGGTCAAAAATTTTAGGCATGTCTATTCATCCTTTCAGCTTTTCGTTTATTTTAAAAAGGTAACTTGCTTAAGAGCTGCTCTCTCTTCAGTAGTTGGAGCTGCCGGTAGTTTATTTTCATCAATAAAACCATGGATGATAGCGGCACCAGATGCTGGTCCATGAGTAACATCCACATCATCCAGCAATATACCTTCTGCATTAGATACTCCATCTAGAGTTGTAGCTTTTACAGCTCTCACGGCTGGATCTGATAAGAAACCGCCTCCGATAATCGTTCCAGCGGGTACAACCTTTCTTCCCTCTGAATTCGCTGGAACATCTGCATCATCTACCGTCACGGCAAGATTTACATAATGATCAGGAAACTTTAAAATCTCTCTTTTATTTGTGTAGATTGTTTCAGTGAATTTCATTGTTCATTCCTCCTTAGCTAAAATAGGAATTCTGTGCTTCTTCAATCCCTTGATTGTCTTGTATATATTCTTGAGCAATCTTTTTACCGTAGTCCTCGTTAGCACCATTGCTAGTACCTTTGTGAACATCCCGGCCATTCTCTTTAAACTTACTCTCCACACCTGTTTGAACTGCCTTTGTAAACACTTCCTCCAACTTACTGAGATTCTCACTTGTTTTCTCCTCATCATCGGAGACAAAGTAATCTAATAAATCTACGGGTAAATTCTTTTCTGTTGCCTGCTTCATCGCCTTATTGTAGATTTCCTGTCGAGCGCGTGCTTTCCGTTCATCTTCAATTTCCTTACGTAACTTCTCTACTTCAATTTCAGCAGGACTTTTTTGAGGATTACGCTTAGCTATTTCAGCCTCTACTAATTTCTCCAGATTGTTCGCCTTCCAACTTTCAAGAGACTTAGAATGATATTTATCTAGAATTGGCTGTATCAGACGTTTACCTTCGTCTGTATCCAGGAACCCTTTCACCTTGTCAGCAGACACCGCTGAAAGTTCTTCAAGGTAAGCAGCTACTTCTGGTTGATCTTTATTGGATTCAAGAAAAGCTTTGATTTCTTCAATATTCATTTACAAAACCTCCTTACTCATGATGTGCCGAAGTCCAGCATGTGCAAAATAAAAAAGCCTGTTTAACGTCTAGTGCTCAAAGACAAGAATTACGAGGCATAACCCTTCTTCCATTCCTCATAAGTAACATATTTAAAAGATCGGGAAGGCGGCTTGATGGCTTTCTGGGCTTTCTTTAAAGCTTGTACATAGGTTATCCCTTCATCTGCCATCAGCTTATCTACACGTTCTGCCAGCTTCTTCTGATAGCCAGGATCCATATAATCGCGACCTCGACGATATTCTGGAAGCATTCCATTAACTAGCCACAATTTCACACAACGGCAATTGATATCCATATCAGCCTTTCCCCAGAGATGCGGCCCTTTCGCTTTCATGCCTTGATAATGAAAGTAACCATCTTTATCCGTTTTTTGGCCATCTAGCTTTCGATGGGATTCTCTCACTCTCAGATCAAGAGAAGAGGCCCATACGCCCCTCATATCTGCATGTTTAGAGACCTGTTTTTCGACCGCTTCATCTGACAGCGAGCGGACACGTCCTGATTCCGTTCTGGCCACCAGCATGGCTTTTTTACGTGAGAAATTTACCGCGCTCTCAATCCTCTTGGCCATGTCTGTATATCCTTCACCAGCGATTAAGCTTTGACTAATCTCGATATTGATTTTTCGGATAATCTCATTCCGGTGCTCAGTCATGACAGATGGCAGTGTTAATTTATCCACTGGATTAGTAATCGCCTGCTTTACAGTATCGAGTTTTGGCATTGAGAAACCCATTTCTGTAGACAAGCCTACCTGAAATAGATAAGCGTGCATCAGATAATTCTCGACGTATTGCGCTTGAAGCGATTGGTTGATCTCTCTGACTAGCTGCTTATAATCGTCATTAAACATCTTGCTAATGACTTCAAACTCTTTCTGCAGCCGATTATATTTGTTTAATTCGGTGTAAGATAATTCGCCATTCTTCTCATATTTGCGGTACATGCTGCCAATTTGAGCATGCAGTTCTTTTAAGCGCCTCGCAAATACTTCTTCAATGACACTCTCAGTCTTAGCAAGCAGTTTATCTAGTTTCTCCACAATATCAAGCTGGTTCATCTTGCTACCACGCCTGTCCCTTTGCATTTCGTACATTGAATGCGATCTCCAGTGATGTTACTTGTGATCTTTCCCGTTCCACCGCACTGAGGACAAGGTTTTTCGCTCTCCCTGGGTTCAGCTACCGCTCCCCCTTCCTCTTTAGGAAGTTCCTCTTCATTAAGCGGATCCTTGAGCGGTTCTAATTGCGCTCCATAAAGCATCGCATCCTTTTGCATTTCATTCAATTCAAAATCTACATCATCCACAAAAGAGAGTAAGCCTAGGCGTGTTTTTTCGCTCACATGTCCTTTGAGTTGAGCAGTGGTTTGTGCTTCGTCTAACAGGTTCGCTGGAAGATTGCGCTTAAAGCTAAAGAATACTTTTAGATAGTCCTCTTTACTGAAGCCTTTCCGTTTAGCCCAAGCACTGAAAAGAACTTTGAATTGATAGCGAAGTGCTGCTGTAAATTTGCGTTCCATTGTGATGCACTTATTTTCTAAAGCCATGATTTTGAAGCGCATAGCCACGCCGCTCAACTGTGTACCAAATGATTCGTCGGTAAAGTTGACCGATTTGGCGAAACGAAGAATGTTCTCTTCCAGCCTGTTTAAATGATTTTCAATCATTTGATCATTGATGTCCTTCGTTAAATACCGCACATCGTCATTCTCGCCAAACAGCTCAAAAACACCGGACTTATTTAAATTGGCCAGTGTTTCCTCATCAGCGCCCATCCCTCTCAAAACGAGATAAGCTAATCGATATTGCTCAATTTCATTAGATGCATCTGAAAGAGTGCGGTCATAAGCATCGATAAGCGCTAAGACCTTTTCAGCATCTCCTTTAAGTTCTTTGTTATTCGGTATGCCAAACAGCGGGTTATGATCGAACATATGCGGTTTCTCATCGTACTTGTGAAGCTGACCCTCTTTCCCTCTTTTGAAGAAGTGAATCCTTGATTCGTCGTAAAACTCTGCGTACAGGTCATTGTCACGGTAGAAGTAACGCAACGAATAGTCGGGTTCATGCATTTCATCGCCAATCAGAACAGCTTCCCATGGATCAATATTCTTAACCCGCTCAAAGCCATCCGTATCGATATATGCTAACCGAGCGGCATAACCACAAATGGCCGCCATCTTTCCACACTCTGAATCACTGTCCTCCATGTTATTCCGTAAGAGAAAGTCGTCAATTTCTTCTTTAAGCTTGTGATTTGTTTCATCTACGTCATAGCTGATCGGATGGCCAAAAAGATACCCAATTTTTGTGTCCACAATATCTACATCAAACGCATTATTCAAGCGGTTATTGACTTTATCATCCAAACGCCGGATGTTTCCAACTGTTTCAAAGTCTTCATATTTCATCGCAGTACGTGAAAAAATCGCTGGACCGTCTAGATCGGCTTTATACCGCTGGTAAAGTTTAAGCATGCGGTTATGATCGCTTCTATGTGCATCAATGATCTCTGTCACTGTTTGTGCATCTATACCGTTTTGATCAATGCGCTCTTTAAATTGAATCAGTTTTCTCACCTACCTCGTTTTCCGCCTTTGCGGTTTCGTGTGTGTATATATGGCATAGCGAATGGAATCGAGCACGTCGTCCCATTGTTTAACGGGTTCGCCCGTCTTCTCATTCCAAACATACTGATAGATTTCTTTTTTGAAGCGGTCCACATTGTCACTGACCACTTTCAATTTGCTTGATTTAAAGAGTCGCGCCACTTCCTCAATACCAGCTAACACTTTCTTATCTGCATTAAGCGCACGAATCCTTTCTCTCCTAAAGCGAATGACATGCTCTGGACGAGCGGTATCACAGTAAAAGTTAATGTTTCCATACCGTCTTTTTATGTCTTTCGCAACTTCCACCCAATAATCAATTTCTTCATGTTGTGCTGCATGTTCTTCCACGACAAAAAAGCCGCCCTGGTCATCCTCTCCAAGTACGACTATCGAGCCGTGATGCTCATATCCCCAGTCAACGCCCGCGAAATAACGAACCATCTTGACGGATTCGAGATCTTTAGCACTGATATAATGCTTGTCTTTGTTGAAATCCTTGTAAACAACACCTTCTGCTGCTACCCATAATAAACCATAAATATCGCGATCCGTGAACATGCCTGTTGGCGTAGAGGCAATAATACTTTCTACGTATTCCTCATCCAGGTAAATGTTATCGAACAGGGTAAAGTGAAACGCTTTAATATTCAGCTTCCCATTAGCCAGCCTTTGCCCGTCTTTATCAATGTAATCCGTCTTAACAAAGTGAGCAGGATTCTCTGGGTTTGTATCAATCAACACGCGTGCCCCTGGATAAGAACAGCGGGAAATAACTTCCTTTACGAACATATCATGAAGGGCGGTTCCCTCATTCAGCAATGCGCCTGCAGCTGTAAACCCACGAGCTTTTTTCCATGCATCAGCATTGGTTCCGTCAAAGCAGTACACTTTATTGCCAAACACATTAATGGCGTTCGTTTTATCCAACTTCAACTCTTTGCCGAGTATCTCTTCCATGTCATTTAAGATGTTACGACGAATAGAAGCTTGGGTCGATCCGCCAATAATGAATGATAATCCCTGCTTCTCATACTTGGCGATGTGCATCAAAAAAAGCAGGATAAACACAAAGGTTTTCCCTGCCCGTTTGGCCCCGCTGGCCAGCAATATTTTCGGCTGTTCCTTAATGAAGCAATCCCATACTTCTCTTTGCTTAGGTGTTAAATCAGCCATCCGACTCGCCTGCCATTCTTCTGAGCATAGCAGCAACTGCACTTTCTTGTGCCCCAGATCCTTGCTGACTGTTGATCTTCTCGATCTCTGCTTTTGTTTTCTGAATGTTGAGGTTCATCTGTTCTAACCTCAGGCGACGCTCATCATTAACGTGAGCCAGCTCGTCAAACTGCCTAATCAAGCTGCGGAGCTCTGCCATTGCTCTCGATTGAGCATTTAAAAAGGTGGCATGGCGATCCCATGCGAATTGGACTTCCCATTCTCGCTCTTCCGAAAAGTCAGCATCCTTTTTCTTTTTGAGCTCCTTGATCATTTCGTCTTTGTCTTCAACAAACATAATTCGCTGAGCTCGAATAATGGCTGCATACTGAATCTGTATCTGATCCCAAACTAAGTCAGCGGGCGAACGCTCATTCATGCTTTCCATGATTTCAAGCGTTTCTGCAGGGAGGAACTTAGAGAAGAAACCGTGTGTGACTGCGTTTTGGTTTCCTTTTGGAGCGGCACCACCTTTGTTGCCTTTAGCATTGATGTTCCCTTTTGGGGCACCACGCTTTTTTGTGTGCACACTTTTTTCAGAGGGTGCACCCTTATCGCGATTCCAACCATATCGTTTCTTCCAAGACTTCACTGTATTCAGAGAGACACCGTACTTCTCGGCAATGTCCTTGTATTTCATGCCTTTGACGTAATCTTTTTCGGCTAACACATATCTTTCAGCCATGCTACATCACCTGCCACCTCCGGTTTTGTGTTTGTTTTGGGCAAAGAAAAGAGCACCCATTGAGGATGCTCTCCCTACCCAAATCTAGGTAGGCTAAGTTAAACGACCGCTACTTTATTAGGAGTATGAGCCCGGTAGTTACAAACATTGTTATTATCCAATCCGAATCTGGGAAAACCTAACTTTTCTGCATACTTTCTTCCTCGCAGGGAATAGTACCATAAAAGTTTCAAGGAGGTTATAGCCGTGGACGGAATGCAGTTAAGATTAGAAGCCAAAAACCTTTACCTGAGAGTTGCTAATGTTACTCGTGATAACAAAAGCTATGTACTTCTAACTGCATATGATGACACTAATAATGAATTTGTGCTGGAACTAACACATGAACAAGCTGGGTGGTTGGAAGACCAGTTTTATGCGGCTAATCGCAGATATGAAGAGAGACTTACAAATCCGCATCGGGCAAACGAGCCTGTACCCAACCCAGTTTTAATGCCAATCGATAGACAAGAGCCACCTAATTAAATACAAGGCAACCAAAGAGCACCTTGAAGAATTCAGGGTGTTTTGTTTATAGCTAGTAAAGTTCACGATTAACATAGTTCAAGGTGTTTCTGGAAGCATTAAGTAAAAAGATGTTTTCTCCCTCTAAACCGGAAACCATAGGAGAGTGGGAAATTGATACCCGATTTACAAAGAGAAAGAACGTCTGCTCTCACAGCCGTATATGTGCCAACGCACAAAGATAATAGTTTCAGGGTATTGAAAATCATAGGCAAGACGTTTCCAGAGAATGAATGAACGACTTCTAACAACATATTGAACCCTGGTTCTTTACCGAATATTTGCCGGCTATATGGTTTTCCAAGCCACATAGCCCCTGAATATGACTACCAACCAAGAGAGATTTAACCTCTCCGTCCTGCCTTCCATTCTAGCACGCGGATTTTCCTTCTGCAAAATTCGTTTCCTTTGTGCCATTTGTGCCGTTTGTTTCGTCTGCGGCTAACTTATCTACAATAGCATCTCGAATACGCTTAATATGGGAAGGAGAGAATCCCATGTGCATAGCAATCCAGCAATAACTCTTCCCTTCCAATAACCAATGTAGCACTTCAATTTCCCTCTCATCTTGAATAACATGCATCCGCTCTTGAATAGCCCTAACCTTATCCTCATACTGTTTAACTTTCGCCCACCGCTTTTCCCGTCTAAGGTATTCTCTATATACAGGATCCGAGATGCCTCCTTTTGGCTTCGGCATGTCACTATCTGGCCCATATTCTCTAACCACACGCTCACCGGCTCCATTTAGCGCCTCTCGGAGGATTTTAATAGAGTTAATCATCCAAGCATAGTCCTTCAAAGTTTTTTCGATCTCTTGTCTATTCATCGCTTAAAAGCTCCTCCTTTGCCTCTTCTTAGTGTTTGCATATTCATACCCATCAAATATCTCAAATCACCCTCAGAGAGCTTCTCTGGCTGCTTATTCTTTCTTCCCTTAACCCCCTGGTTTTTCCGCTTCCATTGCCGGAGCTGTTCCTTTAAAGTTAGATTCATGCATCCTTCCCCCTTATGAAATAAAAAAAGAGGACACCTCACATAGAAGCAGAAACCTGCTCTCATGTGTTAGTGTCCTCCAGATGGCTGGTAGAACTATTCAATATCAAATAGGTATATTTTATGTTTCGTATAAAAGTATTTATCCACAAACCAATATTTCCGTTGACGGCGATAAATCAAATACGCTTTTGAGTTAGATGGTATTTCCTGTTCCCTCTTGTAAATAACATTCCTTAAGTTTAACTTGATTAGTTCCTTTGATGGCACATTTATATACTCGACTTTGTCAAAGTAAAATATCCCAAGTTTATCTTGTTTTTTAGTAGCCTTATCATCCAAAGGGAAGGTTTTAACATCCTTTTTATTGCCAACTAATGCTATATATAACCCTATGTCCTTAACGTGTTTAGGGGTGCCTGAAGAATTATAGAGCTGCAATTCAATAAGAGTCTCTAGTTCATTTTTTTCTTCTTCGGGATTATATGAAATTTTCTCATTGTACTTATCCCGGGAATATTTCTCGTACTTTGCACTTGCTACATTAAAGTGTATTTTCCCTTTTTGATTGAGCCAATGTGTAACAATAAGAGTTCCAATTGATCCTAGCAC